TCTTTCACCCTTTACCAACGGCAGGTGACCGATGGCGCGACCACGTCCGGCTCGCCCAACATCACCAGCGCGACCGCCAATTTCTCTGCCGCCGACGTAGGCGCTCCGGTGTCCGGCGCTGGCATCACAGCGGGCACCACGATTCTGAGCGTGACGAACGCCGCCACGGCGGTGCTGAGCGCGAACGCGACCGCTTCCGCCACCAGCGTCCGGATCCTCATCGGCAACCACGGCTCCGTGCTCAACAACGGTGTCCTCAACCGCTCGTTCTTGGTCGAGCGCGGCTACACCGACATAGGACAATATTTTCAATTCCGTGGCTGCGCAGTGGAAGAATTCAGCGTGGACATTGTGGCGCGGACGATAGCCAAGCTGACCATGGCGTGGATGGGCGCGCAGGCTACGCGCAGCACCACTTCGGTTGCCACCGGCACAACCGCGCAAACCACCACCGATGTGATGCGCGCCGGGACCTTTATCACCGGGATTGCTGGCAACCCGAACATGACCGCGATAAAAGCCCGGCGCGTCATGTGGGCGGTCAAAAACAACATGCGCGTTCACGATCTGGTGACGCAGCTTGCCAGCGATGATTTTGGGCGCGGCGTGCAGGATGTGACCGGCACCATCGAAAGCTACTTCTCCAGCGGCGCGCTCTTTGATCAATTCATCAACAACAGCGCCAACGGTTTTCAATATAACGTGGCTGACCCCAACGGTGTCGGCTCTTACACTTTCAGGTTCCCGAAGATAAAACTGACAGACGTTGACCCGGGCGGTGCGCCCGGCGTAGACGCCGACGTGATACAAAAGGTGGGCTGGCGCGCATTGTATGACCCGGTCACCGGCTGTCACATGCGGGTAACCAAATAGCTTTCTCCCCTGCGGCGGTCTGACTGATACTGACAGGTTCCGGTGATTTCACCGTAACTGAAACCTCAACACTATCAGTCATTTATGGAATTCAAACAACTTGTAGCCGACCCTAAGCTGGAAAACGAGGGCAAATGGTTCACCTTCGACAAAGACTTTGAAGTGCTCATCGCTCACACCAACGCCAAGGCATACCAGAAGGCGATCAACAAAGTGATCTTCAACCGGCGCAAAGCCGGGCGCGACACCAGCTTGGAAGCGCAAACCGGCGCTGACGTGCAGGCCGACATGATGTTCAAGACCGTGGTCAAAAGCTGGCGCGGCCTGACTCAGGACGGCGAGGCTGTGCCCTTCAACAAACGGACTTTCACTCAACTCCTTGTCGGTAGCCAGAGGTTGCGCGACTGGATCAGCAACATCGCCACCGAGGTAACCAACTTCCAGTGCTATGAAGAACCCGAGGAAGAAACCGAGGAAGGAGTAAATTCGGCGCGAGCCGAACTCAAAAGCGTCGCTTGAATGGGGGCTGAAATGGGGAGCCGATTCGCAGTATTTGCAAGACCTCCAAGCGTCGGGCGAGCAGGTCAAGGCGCTGGACGAACGCAAAACGTTGCCACCGGATTTGCTCGAAGTAATGACACTGTTTCGGATAGTAAGCCACAGCCGACCACCATCGTTCGCCGGGCTCGCAGGCATCCGCATTACCGATATCGAGGCGGTCTACCGCATGCGCGAGGTCATCATCATGCCACCGGATGAATTCATCGAATGGATGCTTTGGCTGGATGGCGTCGTCATAAGCTGGCATCACGCCGAACGCGCGGCAAAGGAGCGCAATGGCTGACACGCTAGCAACCGTAGGCGTCAAGGTTAATTACGATTCGTCCGGCACGGATCAGGCGACCGCTGGCTTCGAGCAGTTAGGGCAGGCCGCCCAGCAGACTACCACGCAGGTGACGAACCTGAACACGACGATGAGCCAGTCGAGCAAGATGAACGCCAGCGTGGCCGCGCAACTGCAAGCTGCCGGTGTGCAATGGAACACGATCACAAAGAGTTTTACTTCCATTGCTCCTGCTGCGACTCAGGCGGCTACGGCGACGGCGCAAGCTACCACCAACATCACACAGCATAACGCGGCGGTGCAAGCGGGTGTTGGCGCTCTCAACAATATGAGCGGCGCGCTCAACAAGGCCATCTTGGACTTCGTCGCGTGGGCGGGCGGCATCGCGGCTGCTTATATGTCTGTCCGCGAGGCGGCGCAGCTATTTCAAGAGAGCATAGCAGCTGCGTCCGGCATTCAGCAGGCGACCTTCCATCTAGAGCAGTTGACCGGAAGCGCCGAGGTTGCGACGGAAAAGATCGACGAACTGCGGAAGATGTCGACCGAGTCCGGGGCGTTCAGCTTTCAGCAGTTATCCGATGCCGAGCGTCGGATATACCTGATCACGAACGGCACTGAGCAACTGACCGAGCACGTGCGCGATCTGAGCGCGATGGCGATCAAGAGCGGTGAGAGCGTGGACTCGATGGTCACGGCCTATCAGCGGCTCGTCACCTCGATTGAGAACCGGACGCCGTTGATGACTCGCGGCATCGGTGGAGCGACCGTGATCATGAACGCGCTCCGGCAGGAGACCGGCTTGACAGACACGGCTATCCGGCAGGCATTCAAAGACGGTCAAATTTCAATCGAGCTGGCGAACAAGGCCCTCCACGACTACGGCAATTATACGCAGACCGTGGCCGAGTATAACAAGACTTGGGAAGGCCAGATCGGGCTGCTTGAGAATCGCTGGCAAGAGTTTCTTGCGATCTTAGGCGCTCCGGTGATCGATGTGCTGACGCCGATGATCTCCGGTTTCAGTGATTACCTGAAAGCACATCAGGGAATGCTTGAGGGCTGGGTGCAGCGGGAGACCATAATGATCAAGAACGGGCAATACGGTGAAGCTATCGGCACCGCGTTGGCTGACGGGCTGATAAACAGCTTCAAGGCGGTCGGTCCGGTTTTGCTCGGTTTCTTCCAAGGGCTGATGGATCAAATGGCGCAGCTGGCGATCAAAAGCGATTGGTGGTCAGACATGATCGGTCGCTTCATCGGCGAAACGCCCGCAAAGCCGCTTCCTCCGGGGCAGCTTCCGGGAGGCGTCAACATTCCGCCCGAGAGCAATCTGGGGCCGTCCTACTTCGCCGGGGAGTATGATCTGTCCAAGCCGCGCCTCCGAACGACTGACCGGCCAGTGATACCCAAGCCGCCGACCGGTGGTGGAGGCGGGGAGAGCGACTGGGAGAAATACAAGAGCGACCTCACTATCATCAATCACTACTGGGAACAGTACGACATCATCCAAAGCAAGGTCGGCGACGAGACGGAGAAAAACCGGCGCGTGTTGGAGTTGACCGAGAAAACGATGAAGGAGTTGTACGACCCGGCGCAATTTGATCCCTACATGGGCAAGCTGGGGCAACTCATGCAGATGGAGGCCGAGCGCGAGCGCGAAATCAAAGACCTCAGTTACTTGGCCAAGATAGGCGCGGCGTCATTCGCTGATTCGTGGAGGCTTGGCTTGGATAAAGCACTCGAAGCAATGGGCACGTGGCAAACCCGCATGGCAGCCGGGATTCAAGCCATAGGCGACGCGCTCACTAACGACATAGCAGGCGGGTTGACTGATATCCTCGACGGCACCAAGACCGCAGCGCAAGGCTTCCGCGACATGGCGCTGTCCATCGTCAAGGACATTGAATCCATCATCGTCAAACAGCTGGTCGAGTATTACATCGAACTCGCTCTGCAAGCGTTGCGTGGCGGCCCGAGCACAGGTGCCGGCAGTCCAATGGAAGTCACCGGCACGGCCAGCGGATTTGCGCCCGGGTACCAAAGCGGCGGCTACGTGCCGGGCGGTGGCGTGGTTCACGCGGGCGAATACGTGTTCTCGACACAAGCGGTACAGGCAATGGGGCTGGGCTGGCTTGACCGCGCGCATGCCGCTGCCAAACAGGGACAACCGGTGGACATGACGCCGCTCGGCTCAAAATCAGCTTCGCACTCAGTCAGCAACCAAGTCAACGTCACCATCCACAATCACGGCGACGGGGGCACCTCTACGCGCTCCGAGGGCGGCACGTCCGATGCCGACGCGCGCGAGTTCGCCCGCGCAGTGGAGGCGATAGCAACGAAGACGTTCACCAAACAACAACGCTGGAGGGGCGGTCTTTACAAGCCGCGCAATATGTAATGGCAGTGTTCAACTACACCCCGCACGCCAGCACCCAGATTCAGCCGGTGCTGCGTAAATTGAAGACGCAATTCGGCAACGGCTACGTGCAGGAAATGCAGGACGGCCTCAATTCGATCATGCGGAAATGGAGTCTGGTTTGGCAGAACATCCCGCCTGACAACGTTGATGCCACTGTGACGAGTGCCAAAAAATTGAATGACTTTTTTGAAGCCAACTTCGGGAGCACGTTCGTCTGGACGCAACCACCGCCCTTCGACGCTGATGGGGCGAAAAACTGGGTCTGTGATGATTGGTCGCCTACCTACACGGACGCGCTCCTTGGCTTCAACGCCACCTTTGAGCAGCGACCCTAATGGCAATCCGCGATCGCGCCCGGCAGCTTCAACTCGGGACAATCCTAGAATTTTTCCAGCTTGACGCCACCCTGTTTGGCGGGCCGATCCTTTACTTTCATAACGGTAACAAACAGGGCACGAATAACATCGTTTTTCAGGGCAATACCTATGTGCCGTGGCCGATTGATTCAGACGGGTGGGCCACCGACAGCAAAGGCACGCTGGCCCGGCCCACCGTGACGGTTGGCAACATCGACGGCACTATCAGCGCCTACCTGCGCCAGTACAACGATTTCGTTGGGTGCACGGTCAGCCGTAAACGCACTTTCCAAGAGTACTTGTCTGACCCGACACAAGAGTTCATACCGGAAATTTACGTGGTGCAGCGCAAGGCGACAGAGAACAACCTAGTTTGCTCGTTTGAACTGGCAGCGCGTTTTGATGCTGACGGCGTGGCGCTACCCTGTCAACAAATTATCGCCAACGCCTGCGGGTGGTTCTATCGCGGGCCGGATTGTTCCTATGCCGGGCAAGCTGGCGAAATTGCTGTGGGCTCGCCCGGTTTGCGCACAGACGCGAATGGCAACCTGCTTGGGCGCGTGTTCACGGCGACGCTCTCCGCTGGGTCAACCGACCTGACGAGCGCGACGGCGACCTTCGGGGCGAGCGATGTTGGGCGTCCGGTCAGTTTCTCGCCTGCGGCACCGCTGGGGTTTGCCCAGTACTACTACATTGTCAGCGTGACGAGCACGACGGTGGCGGTGCTCAACGCGGCGGCATCTGGCGCGTGGTCGGGCAACTTCACGCTCGCCGGGCGCACGATAGACGCCGGGCTCTACAATCCCGCCGCCACCTACGGCATCTACCAGTCAGTTTACACCCTCACGAGCGATGGCGTGCGCATCTACTGGATGAGCCTCGTTGCCGCCAATACCGCGCCCCTGACCGACAATACCAAGTGGAGCGCCGACGTGTGCCGGAAGCAGCTGAGCGACTGCAAGCTGCACTTCGGCAAGAACAACCCGCTTTTCACCTCAGCCTGCCCCGGTTGTGACCGCATACCCGCCTAAAATGCCCGAGGATTGCTTGCAACCCCAAGTCCGCCACAATGGTCCACCCGGTGACCCAAACGCACGCTCTGCGCAATCCTCGTTGCCGGACGGACTGGTTAAAGAGTTGATCAAACGGCGCGCGGCAGCTGAACACGCACTCGCGCAAACCGAAGGCCGGCCACCGGAAGAAGTATGCGGGTGGGTTGTCAAGCGTGGCCGCAAACAAGCCGTCGTTCCCGGGCGCAACCTCGCCCTCAACCGGCAAGCCGGTTTCGTCGGCGACCCGCGCGAAGCCGAGGATCAAGGCGAAGTGCTGCTCTGCTATCACACGCACCCTTACCTGCCGCCAGTGCCCTCAGAAGCGGATAAGACAACGGCGGAAAAGCACGGCATACCCATGCTGATACTAAGCTGGCCGGTGGAGGCGTGGGGCTTTTACACCCCGTGTGGCTGGCGCGCGGATTTACTCGGGCGTCCCTTCGTCCACGGCGTCCTCGATTGCTACACCCTCGTGCGCGATTATTACGCCGAAAAGCTGAACATCACCCTCCCGGACTTCGAGCGTGAAGATAACTGGTGGTATAAGGGGCAATCGCTCTACCTCGACAACTTCAAAGACGCTGGCTTCGTCCGTGTCGATGATGAAGTGCGCCCGCATGACGTAATCCTTATCATCAACGGCCATCCCCCGCCACCGGTGCCTAATCACGCCGCGATCTACCTCGGCCACGGCATGATCATGCATCACGTTTACGAGCGCCTATCGTGCGTGCAGCCTTACGTCACCGGGTTCGGTTATTACGCAAAGATGACGCACTCGATCATCCGTCACCACCAACTCTTATGAAGATTGATCGTTGTCGCTCATGCCGGGCCGAGATCATTTGGGTCAAGACCGAGAAAGGCAAGCGCATGCCGGTTGACGCTGCGCAAAGCCACCGGGGAAATTTCTTCCTCGACACGGCAACGATGACAGTCTATTTCGGGCGCGGAGCGGCAAAAACTGGCTATAGCAGTCACTTTGCCACCTGCCCTCAGAACGCCAAGTGGCGTAAACAAAAACAAAGCGAAAGGAAATATGGCATCTAAGAACAGCAGCGCACGGCTCCCGGGCATGAAGGGTCCCGGTGTCGGCGTAGAACCAATCAAGGAAATTGAGGAAGCGGCGGCAGCCTACATGAAGGAGCGCGACAAGCGGTGCGCTATCACGCCCAAAGAAGTCGAGAAAAAGAACAGGTTGATCGACCTGTTACACGCCAACGTCGAAACAATCGGGCGCGATGGTAATGGCATTCTGCGCTACGAAATGGACGACGGTCACGTCATCGAACTCAAGCCCGGCAAAGAGACACTGAAAATCGCCATCGTGGACGGTGACGCAGAAAAAACAGGCGATTAGGTTCCGGTGATTTCACCGTAACTGAAATGCTCACAACCATAAGACTTTACGGGATTTTGGGTAAGAAATTCGGCCGAAACTGGCGGCTGGACGTCAAGACGCCGCAAGAGGCTATTCACGCCTTGAACGTGCTCAAGCCCGGGTTCCTGCGCACCATCTACGAGCTCGAAGACGTGATGTTAGGCTACAAAGTCAAAATTGGTAAACGCTACGTTCAGCGCGCCACCGCCCGCGAGGAATTGATCATGCTGCACGGTGCCAAGACCATCTGTATCACGCCGGTCTACAAAGGCGCTGGCGGTAACCAAGGCATATTCCAAATCCTCGGCGGCGCTGTCCTTATCGCTATCGGCATCTACGTCCAGAACCCGCAACTCATTATCATGGGCGCGGCCATGGCGCTCGGCGGCATAGCAAGCCTGCTTGCCCCGCAGCAGAACATGCAGGGCGGTCAGCCTACCAAACACAAAACCAGTTATCAGTTTGGTGGCCCGGTCAATACTATCGAGCAAGGCCAGCCGTTTCCGGTGTGTTACGGCGACATGATTTGCGGCACCGCGGTGCTGTCGGCTGGCATCACCAACGAGGATATCCTCAAAGGCGCGAAGGACGCGGGCAGCCTGTCCAGCACGACTCCGGGTGGCCCGAGCAACACCGGCTCGGGTCAAGCTGGCGTCCCGTTTGCGGGCGACTATGGTACGCAACAACCCTAGACCGCGCTACGTAGGTGCTGGCGGTGCTGGCGGCAAGGGCGCAGGCTCAGGCTCGGGCGGCAGCGAGGAAAAGGACACCCTGTTCTCGCGCTCGTTTGCCCGGGTGAAGGAAGCAATCAGCCAAGGCCCGATCAGCGGGTTCAGTGATCCGCTCAACCCGCTCAAGTGCATATTCCTTGACGACACGCCGATAGAAAATCCGCAGGGCGGCCCGGTCTATCACGACGGCCAGACCACGAACGCCTCCAAAACGTTTCAAACCGCGACCACGCCGCTGGATCCGAGCATGGTGGGACGCGGGATACAGGGCGACAACCTGCCTGATTTCACCCGCATCGTCAGCGTGGAGTCGGCCAACTCGTGCACCTTGAACAACAAAGCGACCGCCACCGCCACCGGCACAACTTGGGCGCTCGGCGGCATCCTCAATTTCCGCAACTTCGAGTATTACATGCTCACCGGAACGCAAAACCAGACCTATTTGCCCGGGTTCGACGCCGAGGAAACGTCGTTTGCGGTGGGCGTGCGGGTGAAACAAAGCAGCTGGTGGACGTCGCCCACGTTGACTGATCCCGACCTTGACGCCGTCCGGGTAGATATTCGGTTCCCGCAGTTGGCCAAGTACAACAGCAATGGCGATATCACCGGGACGAAGGTCGAAATTCAAATCCAATTGCAAAGCGGCGGCGCTGGTTTCCAGACGATCATTGATGACACGATCAACGGCAAAGCGGGTCAGCCTTACGTCCGCACCTACAGCCTCCAACTGGCAGGCATCCCGCCACCATGGAACGTGCGGGTTGTCCGCATCACGGACGATTCAGCCAAACAAAACCTTCACAACGACACCTACGTCGATAGTTATACCACGGTCATCTACGGTAAACTGACGCACCCGAACATAGCCCTTGTAGGCGTCAAGATCAGCGCCGAGCAATTCTCGCAAATCCCGGTGCGCTCATACCGGCTCAAAGGATTGCTCGTCCAAATCCCGAGCAACTACAACCCGGTCACCCGCGTTTATACCGGGATTTGGGACGGCACCTTCACCACGGCTTGGAGTAATAACCCGGCATGGTGCTTTTACGACATGCTGACAAACAAGCGTTACGGCCTTGGCAAGTACGTGGACCCGACCGCAGTCGATAAGTGGACGCTATACGCTATTGGCCAGTACTGCGACGGAATGGTCAGCGACGGCAACGGCGGCACCGAGCCGCGCATGACCTGCAACCTGTTTCTCCAAAAGCAAGAGGACGCCATGAAGGTGCTCGGCGACATGGCCGGCATCTTCCGTGGCATGATTTATTACATAAATGGCACGGTATCAGCGACACAGGACGCGCCCGGCACACCGCAATTCCTGTTCAGCCCCGACAACGTCGTGGATGGACGCTTCACCTATTCAGGCACGGCCCTGCGTGCCCGCCATACCGTCGCGCGGGTGAAATGGAACGACCTCACTGATGCCGGGCGCGAAAAGGTGGAGTACGTCGAAGACTTACAGGGCATCATCGCCTTCGGTGTCAACGCCCTCGACATCACCGGGTTCGGGTGCACCTCGCGCGGGCAAGCGCATCGGATCGGCGTCTGGTCGCTCGCGGTCGAACGGTTGCTCACCGATACTGTCACTTTTTCGACCGGCGTTGAAGGCTACTTTTGTCCGCCCGGTGCGATCATTCAAATTCAGGATCCGTTTCGCGCCGGGCAGACCCTTTCCGGACGCCTAAAGCCCGGCAGCACAACGACGAACCTTGTCCTTGACCGGTCTGTCACGCTGCTGACTGGCCGCACGTATACGGTCAACCTCGTTGATTCTACCGCAAATACCGTAGTATCCAGCACGGTCACCAATGGCGCAGGCGCGACAGCGACTTTGACCGTTTCGCCTGCCCTGCCGTCCACGCCAGCCAGCGACGCGGTGTTCATGCTGGCTGCCAATGACCTCGCGCTCCAAACCTACCGCGTCATCAGCGTGACTCAAAAGTCACCCGAGGTGTGCGACATAGTCGCGCTGCAATACAGCGACGCCATTTATCCCTTCACCGACACCGGCCTCGTCCTTGAGGAGCCACCGACCAGCACCCTCGGTGATCCGAACGTCATCCTCCCGCCGCAGCTTCCGATCACGTTTACCGAGATTCCTGTGATCGCGCCGGAGAAAGTGACGCGCCGGTTGCAGGTGATGTGGGGGCCGTCGCCTGACTCGTTCCTCAAGGATTACCGTGTCAGCCAGAGGTTCGAAAACGGAAACTGGCACGAGGTTGACATCGTGGGAGTGCCGCAGACCACCCTCGATACCAACGCTCCCGGTCTTTACGAGGTTTCCATCGTCGCCACCAACTACGCCGGAACAGCGAGCCTGCCGATCACCGGTTCCTATCAACTGCTCAATCAGAATCCGCTCCCGAACGCTGACGCAGACGGACTCGAACTAGAGGGACAGGGGAACGACACCGTCTTTACCGGAGCGGATGCCAAGTTCGTGTGGCGACTGAATTCACCGATGGAGTTCGTCGAGCTCGGGAGCGAGCCTGCCTCGGGGATGCTGAGCGACGTCTTCGATCCTTACTTTGAAATCTACGAATTGACCATCTGGAGGCTCGCCCAACCGCTAGCCACCCCGCCTGTCATCAGCGTGCAGGTGTGGAAGGAATTGGTCGAGTCGCCGCACTTCGCTTTTACTTACGACAAGAACCGGCTCGCCTACCGCAACGCCGAGGGCGTGGACGGTGTCTACTCGACCTTCAGGGCCGAAGTAAAAGAATTGGATAGCTGGAATGATCCGAGCCTGCCGCGCAAGCTCATCGTCACTCATAACGTTCCGACCGAGACTCCTGTCGTCGGCATCGTGCCTGACCGTGGACGGCTGACGGTGACATGGAACCCTCCACGCGACACCGCGCTCAATCAGCTGGTTGTCCGCTACGGCAACCTTAGCACCTCGCCAGTCCTTTCCATCTTCGACGCCAAAGCAACGACACAGACCATCGTCGGGCTCGGCGAGGACAAAACCTACCCGATTTCGGTTAACTTCCGCAATCTGTTCGGTCAGGACGGTCCATCGCTATATCTTGGCACCTTCACCACCTCCGCTCCGCCAGCCATAGCGGTGCTCACCGCCCGCCTCATCTTCGG